ATACTTACCGCCCGCGGTGAGCGTCGCAGTTTGGTAGGCGAGAAGCTCGCCACCGATGTAGCAAAGAGTGACGAGATTGGCGGCATCGGTGGTGGAGACCGAGGCAAGGTGACCCCGGCTTTCGGTTAGATCTACTGAGAGTGTGTTGGTGGCATCGGGTGAGGAATGCGGCGGCAGATCGGCTGTCAATACCCCTTGAGTCGCCGATGAGTTCACTGTCCCGGCCAGTACATAGGAGTTGCCGTCACTGGAGAGCCAGACCTGCGCTCCACCCCAATCAGCGCCTCCCGAAAGTGCAATCCAGATTTCCAATCCGCCGGTCAGCAGTGCGGACGGGGGCTCAAAAATGATCGGCGGATTGACGTCACCGGGAGCCGAATCCCAATTGGGGACATAGCCGGCACCCGACTGCTTCGGATACAGCACCGCCGTAGAATAGCCGCCAAAGAAATCCTCCGCGGTGATCGAAAGCGTACCCTCGTCGTCTTCCTCTACCGCAGTAATTCGCACCGTCAGCGCAGAAGTGCCGAGACGGGAATCGGTGATCTGGATAAGGTCCATCGGCTCGAGTAGGCAATATTTCCAACCGAGCTTGAAGGTGTAGGTATTGCGGAACAGCAACGCTCGCTGCAGCAGAAGCTGGGCCACAATCGGACCGACATTGATAGGGTCGACAATCGCCCGCGCCTTCCGCGAGCTGTCGCGGCGCGCGCCGTAAAGGTCGATCGACGCCTGATCGAAGGCCTCGACGATCGCCGTATTGTAGTTATTGGATCGGTCCAGACATTCTAATTGGATTGAGTTGTTGGCGTCCGCCGGTGTCGATCGGGTTACTCGGACCGGATCGTCACTAAACCCGCCAGTGATCGGCCCTGAACCCGACCGTAGAGCTGGACCGCCGGGGGTCACTCCCGAGCTCCCCCCGACGCTCGATTCCTGGACGATGAAATCATCCTCGCCGAGGCTGTAAAGCGGGGTCGTTTCTGGCGTGTAGGCAGCACCATTGCCAGTGATAGGCTGATCGCCATAGGGGATGATCTTCAACAGTCCGCCCGACCACACAATGGCACTGTTGGTGATGCTGACGATATCCGCGAGGTATTGCTGGGCCTCTTGCTGGGTATCGAGCATCGGCGACAGCATGATGCCGAGAGCCTGGCAATACGTGGAATAGAGACTGAGGTCGCCCAAATCAACGGCTGGAAAGCCGGCTCCGTAACGGGGATTGGTGAGAAAGTCGGAGACAATCGCAGCGGGGTTCGCGTCGAACCCGTTGGTCCCACTCAGCGACAGCAAGCCTTCCACCTCGAAGGAGAAATTCGGAAGTGTAGCTGTGTTGCCCATGGCAAAATTATTGGCAACGACAGTCGCGGTCCCAGAATAGCCGAGAGCTTTATTTGAGTGGTTGGTTTCCCAGTAAGGATCTGCTGGCTGGCCGTCGGTTCCGAGATAAACCGCAGCCTGCAACGAGGAGAGCGTTCCGACATTCTTGTCCCACCACACTGTGGCAATCCCGGCTATCGGCCCTTGACACAGCCCCATAATCACCGATGCACTATATTTGTATTGTTGCCCACCCCCTTTTCCCCCACCACCGCCTTTGCCCCCGCCTGATTGACTCGATGGCATCGCTTTAAAGTCGTCATAGTCGATCAGGTTTGGCGACACGCGGGTGGTGCCATAGACAAGCGGGATGACTCCGCCCTGCTGCGATGTTTGGAACTGCAGTGCGCCCACGGCCTTCTGCTGTTTGGCGTTCGATGCGCCGCTCAGGATCCCGCCCATGGCCGACGGTCAGAACCCAGGTACTGGAAACGGGTCAAAAAATCGTACTTGACGACCGATCAGCGGCGGCTGGCCACCATCGGCAAAGACGGCTCCCGCGTTGCACCAGGCGTGTATCAATCGCGGCCAGGAGACGACAATCGCGCCGTGCGCGAAGCAACGACCAAACTTGAAGACTGCCACATCACCGCTCTGGAGGCGGTCCGCCAATCTCGCGGCATAGCGCATCACTCCGTGTACATAGCGCTCGGCGTCGCGATGCAAGTTCCAGTCGGGAGGATAAAATGGCACATCGACATGCGGGATCACGCCCGCTGCCTCATAGACCTCAGCGAGCAGCATCAGACAATCGGTGCCACCGCCTTTGATTCTACCCATGTGGTGATAAGGTGTCCGCAGCCAGGCTTCAGCCTCGGCGACTACCCGCTGGCGTTGGTTCATACCGCGGTCTCCGGCGTCGGGATGTAGGGAAAGCCGCCGAAGTGAATCACGTTATTAAAGACGCTCGTGCAGGTCGAAAGTGTGCGGTCGCAGCCTGGGAGCAGTTGGAATTGGTCACCCGTCAGGATGGGCGATAGAAATGCCAACCTTACATAAATCCAGCCGTCAGCCATGTTCGCGACGGTGCGGCTCGAGCCGGCATTCGCTCCCGTCACGCCAATTATGGTTCCTTGGATAAACAGGTTTGGCGGAGTTGGACTGACGGAGGTCGCGATTTGAGCTTCGCTTGAGCCGGGCCCGGCCGAAAATGTCGTCTGCATACTCGACCGTTCGAACTGGCACATCGCGTCGCCCAAAGTGTGAGTGCAAGACGACTGCCACAGCCGGCGCGGCATCTGGATATTCAGCAGCTCGAGATGCGATCGGCATTTGAGGTCGATGCCAGTACGTGTACAATCGATGTCTGAAATACGGCCGGCGAAGAGGATGACCGTTCCCGGGCTCGTGTCGCCATAGGTCGGCATGAACGCACGTTCGAGCTGCAGGAGTGCGCCGTCGAGTTGCCCCTGCCAGGCCGCCTGCAAAAAAGGCACTGCGCCGATTAGATCTGTCGGCTCGGTATAGATATTGACTTCGAGTTCGTCGACCTGGGTGCCGATAACAATCTTGGTCTTGGAGCGTTCGAATTTAGGGCCGACCGCAAAGATGTAGCCATTCGCGAAGAGCGCCGTCGCAGCCGCCGAATAGCGCAGCACCGACCCGCCGACGAGGGTGATCGTGTAGAGGTCCGCCATAATGAACTGGTTGGTGCTTGCGAGGAGCGCGATCAGGGCGGGGCTGGCCGCTTTCATGACCGCACCGATATGAACGTCAACTTTTTTACCTGCCACAGCCGATACATGAAATTCTCGAAATCGTATTTGTCATCAACGAATCTACGCGGAAGTAATAAGTAAAATCAGCAGTGATGATCAGCTCGCTGCTCGGAGCAGTTTCGAATGTCACCAGCCCGGTGGTCGGGTCGATACTGTAGGTCCTCGGATCCTGCGTAATCCCGTTGAAGTAGATCGCGCGTACGACATTCGGCGCGGCGATCGGTTCCAAGAAGCCGCTGCCAGGCAGAGTCGTGCCCATTGTACGCTGGAGCTGGAAGGCGGCCGTGCTTGCATCCCCGATGCCGATCTGCTGTCCGGCGACTTGGCAGTCGCTGGGGTCCTGAAACAGGAATGTGCCGAACCCTCCCTGGCAAAGCATAAAGAATCCAAGCAAGGTCCGCAGCTCGTCGCAGCCAGCTGCCGGATTGTCGCGGAGGAATTCGTATACCAGCGCGAATTGCCACAACGGATAAGGATAATCGAGCGCCCGCAATTCGCGCCCAGATACAGCGCGCTGGATGCGGGTCTGAAACGTGGGAGATTTGGTGACGCTCCAGGAAAGCCCGGGCAGCGTCGGAAAAATCAGGGCCATCACGCCGTCCGCAGCATTGAACCGTTGCGCGTTGCCTTGTTAAGGGCATTGACGAGAAGGCTGCCGTTGCTCTGGAAAAACCGCTTTACGTCCTGACTGTCGATCCGCCGAAACGTTGACACGACCGCACCAGTCCCGGCTCCGCCATTCGAGGAGATCATGTTTTGCAGGCTTTGGCTGATATTTGCCGGCAGGATCATCTCGTTCTGGTGAACCATGGCGAGCTGATCGGACGGGACCACCCAGCCGCCCGCTGCGGAAGCGATCCCGCTGGCGGCGGCCATCACCGTGGCCTCTCCGGCCGCGGCCGGTCCCGCCGCCGCCGGCCCCAAGATCGGAGCCAGGAATGCAAAGATGCCCGAAAACGCCTGGGCTGAATCGGTTGCGATGCTTTTGACCGCATTTGCAGCCTTAATTGCCAGTCCGGCCGCGATTCCTTCGCCATCGGCCGCGGTGCGAGCGGCGGCGCCGGCCTCGGTCGCGGTTGTCATGGCGAGCTCACTGGCAAGCCAGTTGGTCACCATCTTGACGCCCAGGTTGACGAATTCGGCAAGTATCGACTGCGCGATATTCGCCACCGCTTTTTGCAGTGTCGTCGTACCCAATATCATGCCGGTGATTGAGGTATCGAAGGCACGCTGGATCGGCTGCATCAGGGTCTGCCAGGTTCTTTGGCTGGTCTGCGCCGCCTGAAGATCGAGCTTTTCCTTGTCGCTCTGAAACTTCTGGTAGGCGAGGAGCTCTTCGCCCCACAGCTGTTCATCGGCGGCGGCATCGTTTCCATTGCCGGACGTGGGATTGGCCTGGACGACGCTGGAAGCGTCCGCGAGCCCGCTACTCGCCGTCATGCCCGAGCCTATCGACCCAGCAAGATCGGCAGCTTTGGTCTGCAGCGCACCTATGCCGGTTCCGATTTGGCCGGTAGCGGCGTTAAGTTGCGACTGCGCCTGCTGGGCAATGTCGCCGAGCCCGGCGAGTTGAGCGCGCATCGCATCGGTTGCCGCTTGAACAGAATTTGATGCGGCCTCCATTCCAGATCGGAGGCCGTCTATTTGGGCGCTGATAACGACGCTGGTTTCAATATCGGCCATTATAGCCTCTTGCTAGCAAAATCCTTTTGCCGCTGCTTTGCGGATTGCTGAAACTCCGCGGATGCCTAGTCGGGAATTCCTGCCTGAAGGCGGAGTTCGGCAAAATCGAGGATTACGGGCGAGAGCCCGGCATCGACGTCTCCCGTACAAAACCCAGGTCCCAGCTGAGCGAGCAACGAGCTGGAATCCGAACTCATTCGCTGTCCTCGTCCGGTCGACATTGACGGCAGCCGCCCATGCTTATTCCTGCCGACGCCAAGATAGGCCGCGATCAGCAAATGCGGCGGCGGATGCTGCGCCCAGTAGGACGTCAGCTCCTCGATCTGAAAAAGCGTCATATTGTCGATTATGGGGTAGCTGTATCCGCAGGCGGTTGCGAGGAGACCATAGATTTCTCGCCAAGGGTCCTCGTCCCCGAAATCATCTCCGAAACCGACCTGGCGCTCGCGCTGGCTGCCCCCGGGCTGGTCCCGGGGGCGGATGCTTCCCCCATAGCGGCTCCGCCTGGCTTCAGGCCGGAGCCGGTCAGAACGGCATTCAGGACGGCACTAGCATTCCCGAGATCGAGCAAATTTTCGACTTTCTCCGGCGTCGTCTCGGGATAGTTGCGCTGCAGCGCCGCGGTGACAATTTCGATCAGCACGTTGATTTGCGTTTCGCCCATCGACGCGCCGATTTCGGTCAGTTGCCTTACCTCGGGCATCAACGAGCGGAGCTGGCCGAGGGTAAGTGGCGGAATGATCCAATCTTGCCCGCCCATTGTGACCGCCACACCGGGGATCATCACTCCACCGTGCTCAGATAGCCGATCGTTCCCGAAGCGTCGGCAAAAGCCATGAAATCGAGCTCGCCAATCGTCCAAGTATCGAGCTTGGTCGGTAGTGACAATTTATTTGCCGTGCACGCGTTCAGACGGAGCGCGGTACCGCTGCCGTTGTATGCGGTGTAAAACGTCGCCTTGAATGTAGGAGTAATACCCATCGGCTGGTTCGCGAGGGTCAACCTGTTGCCGCTCGTCGCGACGTTGTATGTGTACGAGATCAAAATCGCGGCGCTAGCGTCGGCGGAGGAAAAAATATATGCACCGGTAGCGAAGTTGACCGAGTACTGGCCGGCGGTCGAAGGCGTAGTCACCCGATTGAAACGCTTACCGGTTGCGGCGTAGCTGATGCCGAGATCATCATTGTAACTCGCCGCATTGGCGGGGATGACCGTGTAGGGCGTCGTCGCCGGAACGGTCGCGGCCTCCAGCTGCGAGACGGCGAACTGCCCCGTAGCCGGCGTCACCCCGAAAAAAATGTCCGAATACAGCAAACCGAGGATCTGCGCGAATTTAGCTTTCCCGGTTATCTTGCCCTGCCCACGGGCGATTGCCACGGGGAACTGGAGCTGGCCGTATAGCTCTTTGTCGCTCCAGTCGAAATCGATCTGTATGTCTTGCAGCACACCGAATTGTCGTGGGCCGATGCCCGACCCGATTACATCGGTGCGTTCGCCCCATATCGCGCCGGAGCCGAAGCTTAATTGCATCTCATTTACTCCCCTTCAAGAGCCGCTTCAGTCTCTCTTTGGCGGCGTGGGCGATATTCCAGGCCTGCGTGTCGCGGGCGACTGCCGAGCCCGGAAAATGGTCGGCCCACCAACGTTCGATCAGCTGCTCGATCGAACGAGCCGCTGCGGCCTCGTGGGTGCTATAATCTTCCTCGGCCATTGGCCACTCCTTCGATTAAAAGGCGCATTGAAGGACAACGAGGGGCACCATCTGAACGGGCGCCTACCTTTGATTGGCCGCGCGAACGTCAAAGGCAGAGTATTTCGACGGGTACAATCGCTATGGCCTGATCCCCGAGTACGCCTTCGTCAGTCTGAATCTTGCCCGCTATGTAGGCGTGCTGAACCATTTGAGGCAGCCCAAGGTTCTGGATCCCAGTCGTCGGTGACGGTGCGATCGCGGCTTCGAAAGCATCGAGCAGCGGGTTCAAAATCGCAACTGGCGCCAAATAGGGGTCGCTCGAATGGGCGTACACGTAAAAGTCGGCGTAGAGGGTCCATACGATCGGCGCGCCAAGCTTCTTTATGGCAGCTTGACCCCCTTTTTCGCTCATGAACAACGCGGGCTGCTCCGCCGGAGCGACGTCCGTCCAATGTCGCAGACGGCGATTTGCACTGGTGAACTGTGCCGCACTTGCGCCGAGCTCCCATAGGGCGGCGTAGATCGCCTCACGAACTATCATCGGTCGATTTCGAATGCCAGGCCGCGGCGATACATTGCTGCGATGCCCGTCGATAAAACGAGACCTGTCGCTTCCGATCCGGAGGACGAGGAAGCACAGGTCACATGCGATGCGATCTTCATCGCGTTAATGCCTCGCGCAGTGCCGCTTCCACCTCATCACGGATCGCAGGGTCCATACCTTCCAGTGCCGATTGCAAAAAAGAGCCATGTGAAATGCTCACCCGGCGATGGTACGACCGCATACTGACCGCCTTCCTGGGTATCGGGCGTCCGAACGCCTTTGTGATGCGGCGCAGGTTCACTCCGACGTCAACCGCACCAGCAAAACTGCGAGCGTGTGTATATCCGTTGCCGCTGCGACCGTCGCTGCAATTCTGTTGTCGCTCTGATCGATTTGCAGATTGCTACTCGATTCGAGCGAACCCGAGCGGGCAGCGAGGGTTTGGCCGGTGAGCTTATTTTCCTGTATCTTACGCTGAAGTTCGATACCCAGCGTGGTGATGGCACGGCCGAGCCCCGAAGCGACCAGATCCGGAGCGGCGCGCAGCCAAGCCAGGACTGCGTCGTCGCCGACGAGTCGGGCGGTAATCATAGGACGCTGACTATTATCGAAGCGTCGGCGTCGCTTCCCGCTGGTACTTGTTGGATTGGGGCGATCGGCGCAACCAGGCGATATTGTTGCAGCAGCGTTTTGATCGCATCACTCATATCTTTTTGCGCATACGCGACGGTCTCTGCACCGCCCAAAGATCTCGAAATCTCGCCGATGCGAGTACGCTCTCGATAGCGCAGCGAGACGAGCTCGACGCATGCCTGCGCGACTTCAGGCGGAGTCGTTGAATACCCGGCCGTATACGCGATAACGACGTTCTGAGCCCCGCGGTTGAACCTGTAACCGCGCACCGAAGCCTGCGTGGAATTGAATCTATAGCCTGCGGCGTTGATCGAAGCCGCCGCAGGCACGGCACGATCGTCAATTGTCAACGACAGCACGGCGGTGACCGGGAAGCAAGCCAATTGCAGCCTGTGACCTCCCGTCCCGTCGCGGATTTCTAGGTAATCGGCCGACGCGATCTGGCGTCCGAGCCAAGTCTGAATATATTGACTTGCGGCCGCGATAAGGCGGGTAAGCAGCGCGTCATCGGTTGCCGGAAAGGCGGCCTGCCCGGTTTGCAGCCACCCCTTGACGTCGGCGAGCGTCGTCAGATCCCCGAATGCCACCGAATCAGCCCTTATTGGAAGGATTGCGCAGCGACGATTTCGCTCGATCCAAGGCCACCAACTTCTCTTCAAAAATGGAAACGAAGCCATGCGCCAACAGGTCGAACGCAAACTCCAGAGGCACTTGAACCAAATCGCCGTCATCGACCGGATACTGTGCTGCGCCATGGTTGGCCTCGTCTTGGCCAAAAATGGCGCGCAATGATACCATGCCTCCTCCGAGCGAGACCCCCGGGATGGACCCGGGGGCTGCCGCCGCAGACACTTCCAGAAGAAGCGCTGAGATATCGGGCATTACCATCAGCCGTTTGCGATGTTGCAGATGACGCCCATTGCAAAGGGAGCATAGACAGCCAGTACTTCCTCGGCATAAACCCCGACCTGGCGCTGGCGCGTGACAATCGGCCAATCGATTTGATAGTAATCCTGCCGCGTCTTGATCTCGGCGACGTTCGGTACGTCATTGGACTGGTACTGGATGGGCAGGTTCTCCGCCCAACCGATGACCGTTCCGGGCGGTACCTTTGGGTGGATTCGGATCGGAATGCGAAGGCCCCCGTTCAGCGCGAAGGGATTGTAATAAAACTGAACGACTCCGGACGCAGTCAGCTGATACTCACCGTCGCTACCGTCGGCGGGACTATCGAAGCGCAGTAGCGGACCCGAGGCATTCGACAGCACCTTTGCCGTTATGTTCTTCAGCTCCTGCGAGTTGACATAGAGAACTGTCGGTGACACTTGAAAATTGTCCCACATCTTCTGGAACATCGTGTCGATCTCGACAACCGAACCGCGACCTGACGCGGTCAGAGGCGTGCCAATCCCCGCGGTTCCGGTCGGCATGACATTGACATAGGCATTCGATCCCGGTTTCAGTGCCGTCGTCACAAGTCCATCATAGGCGTAACTCGGGTTGGCAGAGTTGTCGGCAGTAATGGCGCTCTGCGGCTGGGAACCAGTGTTGAGCGGCGCAGATATGGCTAGACTGTTGACTGTCGTGACGGCTTGCAACGTCTCGCTGCCGCTGGTGGTCGATACATACCAAGAATACGCGACGGCGCCCTGGACCGGGTTGACAGAGCAGAACAGCGTCTGACCGAGCGTCACCGCCTGGCTTGCCTCGGCGCTGATGTTTGACGAGCCGCCCGACAGCGTGAAGCTCTTGCCGTCGGCACCGGTCACGGTCTTCGAAGTCGCGACACCGCCCAATAAGCTGGTGTTCTGATAGCCTTCGAGAGTCAGCGCTACAACTTTGACGAAATAGGTAGCAGCGGGTAGCGTTGCACCAGCGCCCGAGGCCGATAAGGTCGGACTAGAAGGCGTGCCCAGCGTCAATGAGGCGTTGCCGGCGAGGATCGCCATCTCCTCCTTCAGCATCATCTTTTGCAGAAGGCGGAAAGCCATCATGGCCTGGATGTCTTCGAAGGTCCTGCCAGCGGAAATTGCTTCGAAAGTTGCCGCGTCTTCCTCCCCGATTGTGACAAAGGCGGAGGTTTTGTTCGAGGTCGAATATGACATCTGACCCGAGCGTTGGCCTTCTGGCACCCATCCCATCGAATCGAAACCGGAGCCGATGATCGCGTTCACTTGCCGCCAATTTGTTGCGGAGCCGACGCCACCGCCGACGCGCGGAACAATGTTCCTGAGCGGAGTGACAAATGGATAGAGGTTTTTCGCTGGCGCCTGAAGGTCAAAGGCCAATAACCCGGTCCCAGTCGAAATCGATTTGGCCAATCGAAAATCCGGCTGTGCCAGTGCCCCTTTCATGAGCGCCAGCGATTCTTGAGTGATTGAGTTCATCAAACTCCTCCCAGAGAGGGGGGGCAATAAAAAGCCCGGCAAGTGACCGGGCTCGGCGACGGCCGTTGGGCCGGATGGTGCTGTGTGCGTGATCGTCAACGCCTTGAGCGAGTTGCTCCCCGACGTCGGTCGGCCGCAGATGTCAAGATTGATCGGCTGTTGAGCCGGCAATTCGAATGGGAGCCGCGTAGCTGGCCTTTATAAGCGTCAGGGTCTGTTCTTCCTTGCTCATCTTGGCGAGCGCGGCGGCGATCGCGTCCGGCGACAGTTCCGGCTCGCCGCTGCCGACATTGCTCCCGCGGTCCTGCTGTTTCGATATCGAGAGAGTGCCCTTGGCCATGGTCAAAGGCGGCAGCGGTGTCCGTGCAATCTCGTCGACTCGCTTTGTGAGCCGCTCGATCATCGGAACAACCTCCCCTAGAACCTTCACCAGCGCCGCCTTTTCCGCGGGTTCATCAGGGAACTGGCTCGCCAGGCCTGCGGCGCGCGTGTCCGTCTCGGACGCGAGTTGGGCCGGTGGGCGGGGATCTTCGACGCCTGCGGCGTCGCATCTGGCTCCGGCCGCAATCAGATGACGATGCGACGCTTTGAAAAGCTGCATCGTCTCATTTGAATGGCGCGCTCCTAACTTGGTGGCCTGTTCGCAAACGCATCCATCGGTCAGCGCCTGCAGGCATTCATGAGCCAGATCCATTAGATTCTGGTGGGCGTTTTGCCGTTTGCACAGGACCTTGCTGACGGCGGCGAGCACGCTCACGATGTCGACCTCGGGGCTGTCACCCACGGGGCTTTCCAACCAAGCTGCCGAAGGGTCCTCATCCTTTGCTCTTCCGGCGGTCCAGCGCGGGGCCGCAGTGGCGCCGGCTTTCCGCAGATAGTGGCCCGCTCGATCCATGTTTACCCGCTCATCGACCGACAGCCCGTTCAATTTCAGACATTGGTCGCACGCGAAATGGGCCGTATCCAGCAGTACCTGGTCGCTTCGCGAGTGCTGGGCCTTCGCGACGGCGCGGTCAGCGAGCTGCGGCACATTGGGGCGGTCTTTCGGGCGAAAAGCAGCGATGCGTCCAAGGCCGGATGCCGGGGCCATACCGAACATCCCAGGCATCTCCGATCCAAGTGGTGAGCCGTTGATTTCCGCATCGCCCGGGACTTCATCTATTTCCTGGTTTGCCAGGCGGCTCAGCAAATCACAAAGGTTAGAGATGACCGCCTGCAGTCGTGCCGGCTGCAGGGATTGATCGTTCTCGATGGCCGCCCCGAGCGCCAGAGCCTCCCTCAACCAGTCGAGCTCAGCAATCACCCGAGGGATCTCACCGTCATCACTCAGAGCTTTCGTCATGGAAGCCCGGGATGGCTGGTCGAGATGGTCGGCGCAGGGGGGGCCTTCCGTCCCGATTTTCTCTTGCCGACCAGCGACACCTTTCGAGACGACAATTTTCTCACCAGCCGTGCTCGCCCTTCCAGGGGTGGTCCCACGCCGGTCTTCTGCCGGTCCGGCGCTGCCCTCGAGGCATTTTAGCGCATCCACTTTGACCATATGACGGTGATCGGGAACACTACATGCCCAAATCTGGGTTGGAACGTTGAACGGTTGCGGTCCCGGCGGGGCCTGTTCTGTGTCGGCGGATTCGCTTTGCGCGACAACCGGCTCTGCGACACTAAGAGCAGCGTCCGGCGGCATTGCTGCTTTCCAACAGTCGAAAATAGCTTCCGGGTTAGCCGGTCGGTCAACCAACGAAATCTCGTTCAACACAAGACCGGTTATCGTTTTCGGGTTGCCGGCCTCGCGCTGCGTGACGCGCCCGCCAATGGAGAAGCCTCGATAGACCTGATTTCTAACCTTTGCCACCGCAACCGGATCG